ATCAGGGCTTCCCGTGCCATTTCACCCATCTTTTCATTAAATGCTTTAGATGTTTCAGGCTTAGTATCAAGGGGAATCTTACCACCAAGTTCTTCGCCAAAACGTTCAACAAGGGCGGCTCGTTCCATATAGACTTTACGCCATACTGCGGTTACTTCTTCCCATGTACGGGCTACGGTAAGTCCAAAGTCACGCCAATACACATAATCTACTGGGGCGCACTCATACTCAATGCGTTCCTCATTCTCACGGTAAATACCGCCTTCGGTTTCTGCTTCGTCTGTATCTTCGGTAACTTGAAAGCCATCGTCAGGTGCGCCATCGCCCATTCCAGCAGCTTGACCAACAATATGCGGCTCGTAACGAACCCATGCCGTACCACGCCCACCAAGTAAACGGTCTTGTACCGCTTGTTTCATTGCGCTGGCATAGTCACCATAATGCTCAATTTCGTACTCTAAAGCCCGTTCTAGCATCATTGACGCTACACGACCAATCGGGTCGTTATCACGGAATCTACGGCTTACATCGGGTCTTGGTAGTCTTGCAAATACCGCTGGAGTAATGGTTTGTACATTGCTCCACAAGATATTGAACTTAGCGGTTGGATTGTTGCGACTGCGAGATTCGTCACGATACCGCTTGACAATCTTATCGGCACGACCTTCCCATTCTTTAAATGTTCTTTCGTACTGGGCGATGCAGTTATACCAATCTTCGTATGTATGATCCATATTAATCCTTAGGTAAAGTTACCTACTGCAACTACTTCAGCACCAGCACCCGTTGTTATTTTCCAAGCACCATTTTTAGAAAAAGTATTTATTTCAATGGAATAAACACCAATTGCAGTATTGGCGGCTAACAATACATGGGATGTAGTATTGTCTAACAGACTTACAGTAGAAGTAGCTGTAGCGGATACTGTAATAACTAATCGGTGCAAGTAATCGCCAATTGCTCCAGTTGAACCTAATACTTGGGCTGTTTGTGAAGCTGCTACGTGTTCGTAGGGTAATGCAAATGTTGCGGCTGCTGTTGTCATTTAAATTCTCCTATTGACTATTTTGGGGGTTTGTTTCCACATCTCATCAAGGGTTACATCCGTTTGCCCAACATGAAGGCCTGTAATTCTTGAATCTTTGAGAATAGGGCTGTCCTCGTCTTTCCATACAATGCTGAGATAGCGGAACGCATCTGCTGAGTGGCTTGTCCAATCGTGTTTTGGGCGATCCCGAAATACTTTTTTATCATCATCCCACTCTCGCTGATATTGACGCAAACATTCGATTCCTTCTTCACATCTATTATCAAACCAACAGCGAGTTAATGCAAGTCGTGTTGCCTGTATTCCATCTTGTAATGACAGATTTGGTACGATTTTTAGATGTTTTATGTCAATTTTTGCAGCAATTTGCTCAATTATGCTCTTTCCACCACTAGCTAGTGTTTTTGCCCGAGCGTCATGAGGCAGGTAATGGTAGCCATATTTGTAGCCAAATTCGTCTGCTTTTTGGTCTAACAGCATGGTGTAAAACGGTATAGCTTGACCGTTACTAGAGTGGTGATCGAGTACCCGTATCTCTCCATAAACCACCTGAAACCACCAAATACTCGTACTGTCGTTAAATCCTAAGTCCCACGCAGTATGGCAAGGGAACATTGGGTCATAGTCTACGGTGGTAATGCGTTCTAAGTCCGTGATTCTACGCATTTCTTGACCATAAAACGCCCCAAGAATTGCTGCTTCAAAGCTACATAGGAACTCTTGCTCGTACTGGTTGTCTGACATAGTAGCCTGTGCATCCAGTAATTCAGCTTCAGGCAGCAGTCCTGACTGGTCGGCTCTTAGGGTCTTGACATACCAATTCGGGTTCTTTTGGGCTTCGTTGTATATGTCATAGAACGCATTATGGCCCTTTGGCGTACCAATAAAGGTAGCCCAGCCTTGGCGATCTGTGAGTAAAGGGCGCACAATCTCACCCCAAAGCCTAGGTTTCATGTCTGCGTATTCATCCAGCACTACGCCATCAAGGTATAAACCACGCAGGGCATCGGGGTTGTCAGCACCAAATAGCCTGATCTTAGCCCCATTAACTAATTCTACCCATAACTCAGATTGATTGGCTTTAACTATAGATGGCTCTGCAAACCTAAGTAAATAATCCCAAGCAATGTTTTTAGCTTGTGCGTAGAAAGGGGCTATATAGGCGTACCTAGCGTTTTCTTTCTTTTCCATGACTGCCCTACGGATAATGTCCGCAATGGTCGCTACGGTCTTTCCTGCCCTTCTGTGACAGACTAAAACAGCCCAGCGTTGTTCACGCCTGTGAAAGTCTAAGAACGCTTCCCGTGCTTTGTAAGGATAGCGGTATTGGTGCTTAACTTCTTTCAATCTAAAAAGCTATGTTCGTGAATATGCTTAACTGGTTCATCTTCTACGCCTACTACCTCAGTACGGGCTAGTTTAGGTACATGGAACTCAGCTACCTGCATAAGGCAATCAAACGCTACCTTTGGGCCATGCTTATCATTAGTAGCAATAGCGTCTAGCCATTCTTGTAGTTTGTCTGCATTGTTATCAACAAACGCAGCAAAAGCTAATCGGGCAGCCCCCGTAGCTTTGTTAGGTGTACCAGCTTGTCTACCGCCAGTTTTGGGTGATCCTTTAGGCTTTCCACCTTTTCTAGGATTTTCTACTTTAGATTGCATACCTTACCCAAGTGGTTGATTAAGATAAGTTAATTGTATTACTTTTTACGCTTAATGTCTTGGGGTACAAAACTAATAGCACCGCCAGTATTTTCAATGCCTTTATATCCTGCTTCATTCGCTATACGCTCTATTGCATTAGTAGCAGCGTTTTGATCCACAATGCCTTGATATTGGTTGTACTGTCTAGCCAACTTGTTTAGGTTGTCGGGGTCTTGGGCCACATTATAGAAGTCGGTCAAATTGGCTTCATATTGGTTCGGGCCTAATCCTGCTTCTTTTGTATTGGGGTTATTGTAGAAATAGGTGCGATCCCGTAATGCGTCTGCCATCATTAGGCGTTTAGCTTCTGATCCCCGTATGCCTGTGCCATACATAGAAGGGTCGGTTTGCAGCAAATCAGGTCTATTGCTGTAATGGTAGCCAGTTAATGCGCTTGGGCTGTTTGGTTGTATATAAGGTTTCATGTACTCGGGCATACCGCCTTGGTACATAGGATCAATCATTTCGGGCGGTAGTAGGAATGCCCTTTGATCTGCGTACTGAGTTTGTGAGCCAAGTTCTGCTAGTTTTGCATCATAAGGGGCAGTATCACCACCTTGCCGTGCTATGTTTTCCCGAGCCTGACGGATAGCGGCCATATCTTGCTGTAACTGGGCATTGATACCTGAGAAGTTTACAAAAGAGTTCTGCCCCCGTGTTTCAGTAGCAGCAGCCATTTTAGCTAGTGGGCTATATAACTGACTGTGTGTGCCATATGCCAATTCTTCACCTCTAGGGCCAAAACTTGCACCCGATGGCCCGTGACCGTAATAATCGTGTACCGCACGGAATACTTGGTTTTGGTTCAAACCTGTGTATGGATCAATTTTATTCAATAGTTGGTGCGGCTCACCACCACCAAATACATATAAATGGCGGTTTATTAGCGCATCTTCCAGCATTTGTGGGCTGTTTGCGTAGTTCAAATCGCCTTGATGATATGACAATCGCATATCTTGATTAAGCATTCTGTCTAATTGCTTGGCGTTTTCTACGCCTAATTGCTCATAGCTGGCAGGTATTAGTTCTTGGTAATTGGTTGCGCCCGACTTTCTTACAGCTTCAGGGTAATTGCGTAAATATTGGGCGAATAGTTGGCTTTCTAATGCAGGGTCTATGCCTTTAGCCATTGTTTCGTATGTTTTGGCAATTGGAAACTGCTTTTGCAGGGATGAAGGTGACATGGCCTTCACCGCATCTAAATCAAAATAGGGGTTTATTCCCCTTGCAAGCTGAACAGAAGGGTTTAAATCAGGGTTTCTTAGGATTTGGGCGAGAGTTGCGCCATCGTTTCTTCTGATACTGGGTGCTTCAAGGTTTCCTTGTACTGCTCTAAGTTCATCGGGGGTAAGCCGTGTTGGGTCAAGGTTTGATTGACTAATGCCAACCCGCCTAATATCTCCTGTGTCGAAAAATCCTTTTCCTGCTGCATTTTGAACACCTCTTTTTAATGCTGCTATTGGTACTAATGTTGCCGCTACGCCTAATGGCTCGCCTTCTTCATACCCAGTCATGTATTGCATATCGCTAGGATTTAATACGCTTGTTTGTGTAGGCGTTAATCCTGTTGCCCCTGCTGCAAACCCTGTTTCTCTTGGTAATGGGTTTTTGCCTGTAACTGCTTGCGTAAATGCCTGTGGGTTAGTAATAAACCGCTGTGCTTCCATAGGCAGATTAATAATTTTATCTGCCCCTTGACGCAGGAGTTCAGCCAATGAAGCCATTATTTAACTTCTTTATCCAAGTCTTTAAGTTTGTTAGCAATCAACTTCCTACGGGCAATGCGGTCAGCCTGATTCTTTTCTAATGTAGATGTATGCTCTTTACGCAGCATTGCATCTTCTTTTTTATACTTGCGGCTCATTGGGGTAATAGGTGTCATCACATATCTTTCATCTTGTCACGAATCATGTCTTTACGGCTTTGTGGTTTGGCAGTCTTAGCCGCATCTTTAAAGTCTTGTGCGCTGGGTCTGCCTTCTGCACCTTTTTTAGCCATCTTTTCACCCGATCCAGCGGCTATCCTAGCCCTTTTACGGTGAATATTTGCGTATAGTCCATCTTTCATGTCAACAACTCCATCGTTTGCGGGCAGCTTTGCCCC